GCGAGACGATCGTCACCGAGCCAGAGAAGGCAGCCTGAGATGCACAAGCTGTACGTCCGCATCGTGCTCTGGCTGATCAGGCCGGCGCTGTGCAAATGGTCGAACGAGCGCACGGTGACCAACACCTTCTCGTTCTCTGCCGCTACTCGTCGGCAAGCCCCACCGTCAGCTCCACTGCGATCGTACGAGGATCCGAATAAATGAAGGCGCGGCTCATGACTTTGAAAGGTTGGCCGCCCGCAAGCCAGTCCCAGGAGATGAGGTCTCCGGCGACAGGGAGTGCCGGGAAAGGTGCCGTCTGCACCGAATGGTCCTGCACGCCCTCGGCGTGCATCGTTTCGTTTGCTCGGTCCGTATATCGCCAGTTGAGGGCATATCCGACATTCGTTTCGTTCATTTCGTCTGCCCCTCGCGGGGTCCGTGTTGAGGAACCCGGACGATACCCCGCGAGCGGGCGGGCACCTCACCGTGTTCGCCCTCGGTACTGCGATCGGTTCGCCGCGGCGCGCATCGGCAAGCCGTCGATGCAATGCGCCGAGAAGGTCACAACGAGGTCACCGTCTTGCGCGCGCATCTCCAGACGCGTCGTCGCCACCGTGAGGCGTGCGGCGCCCGAGTCGACGTTCGTTGAAAGGCGGGTGCGCGTGCTGGAGTGGACGAGATCCGCATCGGTGCGGGGTCGGACTTGTGGGGGCGTCTGCTGAGTCATGTCCATAGCTTCTCCGACCCCCAGTGAAAGGGCCAGAAAGGGCGCGGTACTCGCGGCCCGCGTCCTTGCAGAGCCTGGAAGAGCTGCCGGTGTCGCCGTCGCCATGGGTCTTTCGGAGTCGACCGTCAGCCGCATCAAGAACGAGCGGCTGGAAGAGGTGTTGCTGTTCCTTGCCCACCTGGGGATCAAGTGCGTGCCGAGCGACTACCAATGCGTCGACTCGAAAACGTTCGGCGCCTTCCAAGTGCTTTGGGAGAAGGCCATGAGCATGACGACGCCGGCCAAGCTGATCTTCGAGGAGGCCGACTGATGCGCCGCGCCGTCGTTTGGACTCTTCGCTTCGCGCACTGGCTGCGCGTGCATCGCAACTTCGGCCGCGCGCGCTGGGCGGTCGATCACGAATTGGGAGCTTGGAAATGAATGTGTTCGACATCGGCCCGATGACTGGAAGAGGCACCATCGCCGTCGACCTGGGCTACATCCCCGACCGCGACGGCAACAAGTTCGTGGCGCTGCTGCAATTTCGCGGCGAGATGCCCGTCTACGGTTCCAGTGCATCGCTGGTGAATGGCCGGTGGGTCAAGAACCCGCCGCCGCCAGCACGGAAAGACCCGGTCGTGACGCTTATGCCCATCGGTGGCGGCCCACGGTCGACCTTCGAGGCATCCGCGTTTGTTGAGAACGCGCGCTGCGGCCTCGGCTTCATCCTGGCCGGGCTCTGGGGCGACGAAAGATGCGTCCATTTCGAGCGGGCCGACATCCGCCACCTTGCGGAGCAGATCGAGACATCCATCCCGGAACGTGAGGGGGAATTCAAGACGATATGGGTCGCGGTGCCGGACGACGGATGCCCGTTCTGAGGGAATCGTGCCTGTCCATGAGCAATGTCATCACGAACCTCTGTCGGCCGATCCAGTTGAAGCCCACGCCGAAGTGCGTGCTCATGGCGCTGGCCGATCGTGCCGATGACGACGGCTTCGCGTGGCCGTCGATCGCCTGGCTGAGCGAGTGGACGTGCTTCGGCCGAACCACCGTGATCGACGCTCTGAAGTCGCTCGAGAGCGCCGGCCTGATCGTGATCAGCAAGACGCAAGGCAAGCAACACCGGTGCTTCGTCGATGTCGGCAGCATCGCGCTTTTCAGCGCCGACCCGTCCGGGAGCCGTACCCCCACCCATCCGGGAGCCGTACCGGGTGATGAAGCGGAAGAGGGCGCTGACCCGTCCGGTTCCCGTACCACCCCGTGCGGGAGCCGTACCGGTACGGGAGCCGTACCCGTCCGGGAGCCGGATGAGTACCCGTCCGGGAGCCGTACCCCCACCCATCCGGGAGCCGTACCGGGGGGTACGGGAGCCGTACCCGATACATCCAATACATCCATTAAGACACCAATAAGACATAGAGCTAAGAACGCGCGCAAGCCATCGAGCTTCGATCCGATGTCGATCGAGTTGCCGGACTGGCTTCCAGCCCAAGCCTGGGCCATGTGGGTCAAGTACCGAGCGGAATCGAAAAAGCCGATCGGCGAGGACGCAGCGCGCTTGCAACTCGGCAAGTTGGCGAAATTTCGGACGCAGGGGCACGATCCGACGCTCGTGATCGAAGCGGTGATCGAGAACCAGTGGCAGGGGCTGTACCTGCCGAAGGACGGGAGCACAAAGGCCACAGCGCCGGCAGTGGCTGGCGGCGCCGATGACGCCTCGGCGTGGTTTCGCGCGGCCGGCTTCGAGCACCCGGCGGAGGCGGAGAACGCGCGCTGCCACATCGGCAACTACCGCGAGTTTCGCGAAGGCAAGCGCATCGCGGAGGAAGCCATCGCATGAACGCCGGAGAGCTGAAGATCCGCATGACGTCGCAGGCGCAGCAGATCGCCGAGCATCTCCTGCCGCAGGGCAAGCGCCGGGGCTCGGAGTGGAAGGCCGGCAGCGCGACCGGCGAGCCTGGCGAGAGCCTTTCGGTGTGCATCCGCGGCGACAAGGCCGGCGTCTGGAAGGACTTCGCGAGCGGGGAGGGTGGTGACCTGCTCGACCTGTGGATGGCCTGCCGTGGCACCACGTTGGTCGAGGCGATGAAGGAGGCCAAGGGGTTCCTCGGCATCCGCGATGAGTTGCCCAAGCCGCCGGAAAAGACCTACCGCAAGCCCGACCGGCCGCACGCGCAGAAGCCGAAGGCCCAGGTTCACGACTGGCTGGCTGGCCGAGGCCTCACGCCCGAAACGATCGCCGCGTTCAAGATCGCCGAGCAGTTGCGTGATGGCAAGGCCTACGCCGTCTTTCCGTTCCTGAGCCCGGACGGCGAACTGGTCAACGTGAAGTACCGCAACCCCGCCGACAAGCGCGACATGCGGCAGGAAAAGGACGCGGCACCTTGCCTGTACGGCTGGCACCTGATCGACCCGAAGCTTCGGCAGATCGTGATCACTGAGGGCGAGATCGACGCCATGACGCTGCACCAGATGCGCGTGCCGGCGATGTCCGTGAACCAGGGGGCTGGCAACCATCAATGGATTGAAACGGACTGGGAAAAGCTCGAGCGATTCGACGACATCCTGATCGCCTTCGACCACGACGCCGCGGGCGACAAGGGCGCGGCCGAGGTCATCCGCCGGCTCGGTGTGGAACGCTGCCGCCGCGTGCAGCTCGGCAACGGCGCGAAGGATGCGAACGAGTGGCTCACCGCACATGGCGCTGATGCCTCGGACTTCCAGCGCGCGATGGACGAAGCCCGGCCGATGGACCCGCTGGAGCTGCACAGCGCGGACCACTACACGGCCCAGGTCGAAGAACTGTTCTATCCCGAGCCGGGGACCAGGCTCCCGCCCTATCTGCAGCTGGACAAGCCGTGCGACTTCTTCCATTTCCGGCTTGGTGAGTACACCTGTTGGACCGGGATCAACGGCCACGGCAAGAGCCTGATGCTCGATCAGATCCTGCTCGGGCTGATGCAGCAGGGCGAGCGCGTCGCGGTGTTCTCGGGCGAGATGCCGCCGGCTCGGCACCTGCAGCGCATCCACAAGCAGGCGACAGGGGTAGGCAAGCCGACCCGCGAATACATCCACGCCGTCGGTGCGTGGCTGCGCGAAAAGTGCTGGATCTTCGACTTGGTCGGCACGGCGAAGCTCGATCGCTTGTTGGAGGTTTTCGCCTATGCGGCGCGGCGCTACGGCGTGACCCACTTCGTCATCGACAGCTTGATGATGATCGACGTGCCCTCGGACGGCCCTGGCGCGATCACCAAGCAGAACGAAGCGGTCCAGAAGATCGTCGCTTTCAAGCTGGCCCACAACGTCCACGTTCACCTGGTCGCACATCCGCGCAAGGCGAAGGACGAATCGGCCGAGCCCGGAAAGATGGACGTCGCTGGTGCCGGCGGCATCGTCAACGGCGCGGACAACGTCTTCTCGATCTGGAAGGCCGATAAGGACGAAGCGCCGGCCAACCCGAACGACCCGGATGCCGTCGCGACATGGGAGGCCCGAAAAGCCGAGCCCGACGCCAAGCTGGTGCTGAAGAAGGCCCGCTACGGCGACTTCCAGAGCTACACGCTGAAGCTCTGGTTCGACCTTCCGTCCATGCAGTACCGATCGCAACCGCGCCGCTTCCCCCTTCACTACGTCGAGTTCTCAAGCCAGGAGGTCCACCAATGAACGCCCACGCCATCGTGCAGCAGCTTGTCTCTGCAGCGCTCCCTTTCAAGCCCCGTCAGACATGGGTCCTCCTCTGGTCGCAGTCCCAGAATGCGCTGCACGTCGAGACGCTGGACGAGATGCTCAAGTCCAACCATGACGCATTCCTCGAGGACCGGCGCATGGACTACGTCCCGCTGTACGTCGGTGACGAAGACACGGTGGACGACATGGCCAAGGTGGTGCGCCCGACCATGATTGCGCGCGCCGAAGCGAAGAGCGCGATTGCAGGAGCCATGTTCCAGTGAGCGAGACCGGAGACCGCCCCGCTATCGATGAGCGCCTCGCTGGCGCGATCAACAGCTCGACGCTGGCCGCTACACGCACGGACGAGAGAGGCGGCGCAATCGGCCCACTGGAGATTCTCGCCGCTGCCGGCTGGACGTCAAAGACTACGAGCTACCTGATCGGCTGGCTGCTGATCGCGCTGGAATCCGAGTGGGATGGCGCCGAGCAACCCCGAGCGCCTCGCGAGCATGACATCGAGCTCTTGGCCAAGACGCTGCCGCCCATGGTCGACATCGAAGTGGTCGACGCGCGCGGAATCAAGACCCTGAAGCAGGTTTCGCGCAAGGTCGCCGCCAAGACCGAGGTGGAGAAGTGGTACGAGCTGGAGCGGGTCCGCCTGATCGACAAGTTGAGGGCACTGAAGCCAGCCCACGCGGCGCTGACGCTCTGGGCGCAAGGGGAGGGCCTCACCCGGCCGGATGGTTTGGCGATGTCGCTGCTGTCGTGGTGGCTGGACCATCGTTGCCCCAAGTGCTTCGGGACCAAGCTGGACCCGTTGCCTATCGGCGGGCGCGGCGCTGTCCGGGCCTGCAAGGCATGCGCGGGCCTCGGCGAACGCGAACTGCCCTACGGCATCGACGGCAGGCTGATGGAGCGCCACATGATCGACTGCAAGCACCGTGCGATGCAGAAGATTCGGCGGTTTACCGCGGGCCTGCATGTTTGATTTACGGAGGGCTATGACATAATGCGGCCGCAGACCGCAGTCGCCAAAAAACCGGCGACTCGCACTCACCACCAGCCCTGACGGACTGACCGAACTTCTCCCAGGTGAAAGCCTGACGAGCCGACCGCGATGGTCCTGCTCGCCCTCAAGCCGCCCAGCGTTATTGCTCGGCGGCTTTTTTCGTTTCAGCGGTGTAGCTCAGACAGCAGAGCGCCGGGTTCATACCCCGACTGTCGAGGATGCGAGCGCCTCCACCGCAACCACTTTCAGCAAATCCGGCAACTCACTAACTCGGCGCCATCAGGCTTGCCGGGAAGGCCAAGCCGGCCCGCGCAGCGTCGGGCAAGTCGCAGCCTGCCGACCAGCCGAGGATCAGCACGGGCTTTATCCTTTCACCGTCCCTCGGTTGTGTCGCGCCCCCCAGTTGTCTCCACTCCATGATCAACGCACGCGCAGTTGCCATGGTTAGCCCGCCTGCCTCACGGTAGCGCGGGCTTCTTTATTTCGAGGTTCGCATGTGTCCTGTTCCGGCTGCATCAGAAGACAAGAGTGGTTGCGCAAGTGGTCTGGCATTGCCTGGGCCCGGGCTCGCGGACTTCCAGATCCAACTCCTGTCCGCGCTGATGGCGCAGACCGAGGCGATCGGCCTGCTGGCCCACAAGATCGGCGCCCTCATCGACGCGATGTGCGAGGCCGAGGGAATGGATGAGGCAGGGACCGGCGGCTACACGACGCTCGACCAGCCCGCGCGCTGATGCCCGGCCGACCAGCCAAGCCGTGCCTCTACCCAGGCTGCGGCAAGCTGGTACGAGATGGCACGAGCCGATGCGACAAGCACAAGGCCAAGGGATGGCAGCACCCGGTGATGAGCCTGACCACCACGCAGCGCGGCTACGGCTGGCCATGGCAGCAGCAGCGAGAGCGGATCCTCAAGCGCGATGAGTACCTCTGCCAGCCGTGCTTCAAGGCAGGGCGCCTCACCCTCGCGCGTGACGTCGATCACATCGTGAGCAAGGCCAACGGTGGTGACGACGAGGACACGAACCTGCAATCGATCTGCCTGCCGTGCCACAAGGCCAAGACGGCGGCCGAGAAGGGCGGATGAGAGCGAGTCGCATCCCGGTCGACCCCCCGGGCCGCCCAGGCCGA